TGCGCTTCTGGATGCGTTTGCATCAGTGACTGATTAAGCTGGATAGTTTGTATCATACCATCAAGTTCTTCAGCGCTGGTAATTCTGTCAGCCGGAGTGGTGTATCTAATCTGATAAGCCTCTTCACCTGCAAGTAACCTTCGTGCAATACGTTCAGGAATTATATCAACTTCATCATCAAATAATAAAGCAGCCTCAAATTCAGCAGTACCTTCAATAAAGCCAAACTGATCATGGCGTAGCATTGTATTAAATGAGCGCTCAATTAGTGGAGTAAACCCTTCTATAACCTGGCGCGTGATTAAAGAAGTAAGGGATGAGTTACGAATACCAGCGCGTTGTAGGGTTTCTGTTGCAGTCATTTGTGTTTGATTATTAAAGTCAAGCAACCTGTCAATATTGAAGTGTTGTGCGATACTGTCTTTTAACTCTACAATACGCGCTAAAGCTGCGCTTATATCACCAACAGTATTGATAGGGAATATAGGAGGGGAATTACCAACATTACCCTGTACATCAAATACGTTTAATGCGCCAGAACTAGTATCAACTATACCACCTCCAAGCATACCATCATTGAGTAAACCCAAAGGTGGATCCAATATCTTCTCAGTTGCTACAATAATAGATTCACGCAGTATATTCATTTCAAGAATATCTGGTAAAGCGTCCATACCCATAGAGCGACCATATTTCTCAGAGATTAATTTACGAAAACGCACAACCTGTATAGGGAACTCTTCAAAACCGCCCTCTCTTAAAATATGTCCGGTTGATACTTCAAAATGGAGTGACTGGAACGGCATAGCTAAACTACCATCTAAACCAAGCTCAATCTCTTCTCTGGGGCGATATGCAACAATAAGCTTAATTATATCTTTTGTTGAGCCACCATCAAACTTTCTTCTCAACTCGTCAGAAACATTATCAATACCGTATGTTTCTATAACGCGCTGTAGCTCCCAATCATATGCCATTTGCACGACACTAACGCGACCATCCCTGCCTTCGTCAATAAACATTTCTTTAACGCCAAACGGACGGTATAAGATAGCGTCATTTTCCCAGAATATACCAATACCAGATGTGCCGAATATAACCTGATCATTCATGTATTCATCTAATGCAAGTGCTAGATTGGCCTTGGGGTTATCCATCATGATAGCCAAACGCTTAGTAGCTATCCTCTCATACCAGAAGCGCTCCTCTTCTGTTACATTCTCCATATCCTCTGGCGGATCAATTTGAATGTTCTTTTTAGCACTACCAGGCCATAATATACCAAGAAGCGAAGATGCACTATTTTTAGCCGCAAATGTTCCCGTACTATCAAAAATAAGTTCATTTAAGAAATCTCCAGCGCTGTGCTGCGTTTCAAAATTCTGTTTTACTTGTGAAATATATTCACCAACGATTTGCCATTGGTCATTCCAATTGGACCGAGCGCTTTTAAGCTCGTTATGCTCTTTCAATTCTTTCTGAACTATAGGGTCAAATGCTAAACTACTCACCGAACAAACGCTTTCTTGTTATTGCGCCCTCCTCTTCATCCTGTGCTGATAATTGAGCGCGTAGTTTTTGTCTCGCGGATTCTTGCTCTTGAATACCAGCAAGGGCCTGTTGCTGCTGTGTCAGTCTTTCCTCTTCTGCTATTTCTGCTGCGGAGGGGCCTGCTGGAACTGAAGGTTGCTTAGATTTAAAAAAGCCCATAATGCACTCCATAATTATGCTAGGCCAGTATAAGCTATTCGTGTTTCTTAGTCCATCGTTTTGTAGTTGTGATTCCTCCACCTGGCGCTTTCTGTACCCCACCCCTACTCATAGATCTTCTAATGGCGAATGTAAGCGCCAGTGCATCAGCAATATCAGGGCTTTTAATACCCTCCTTTTTCATCTTTTCTTTACTGGTGAGGGTGAACGTATCGTTATTCATGTTGAATGTTTGCGCTGCTAATTCACGTATCAGGGTTTCATTGTGTGGAATAGCACCACCACTCTGTAGGAATTTACGCATGTTATCCCACATCTCAGCCCGTTTATTGCGGTAATACTTACTAACCCCCTGAGTACCGCCAAAGTCAATTTCATTAATCCGGAAGCGGTTACTCCTTAAAATATCAATTACGCCCTCACCACGCCCTGCATCAATATTAGTCTTTTCAGGCTGGAAGTGTTCTATTTCTCTCATGACCGCATCAGCAAGATCTGTATTACTAATATCGTCAAATATAATTGGCTCATAAACTTTAAGTCCCTTTCGTTTAAGGATAACACTACTATCGTTACCATACCTTGCGACATCTACACCAATTACTGTAAATCCACCTTGAACCTCTGTATCATGGATTTCTCTACCAGCTGCCTCAAGAGCTAATGAGACTGGTATTAAGATATCATCATTACTTGCAGCGAAATCACACATAAACTCTTGTGCATACTGGCTCTCAGTCATTTCTTTAGCTGCTGCTATAAGTTCCTCTTCATCTATTATACCAGTGTCAGCCGCTGTATATATCTTTGCAAACCAGCTAGGATCTCTTAATGCGTTTTGATAGATTTCATAGAAGAGGTTGATTCCCTTTGGTGTGCCAATAAAGATAGCCCAACCAGCCCTATCAGCTAATGCTGGTCTAATGACCTCACCCCATACATTGGGCTTCATATCAGCAACCTCGTCCATTACAACACCATCTAGATAGATACCACGCAATGCATCAGGATTATCCGCACCATACAATCTTATCATGGACCCATTTGGATATATGACGGTCAACTCACTCTCATTGAAACGAATACCAGGTATCATGTACGAGAATTGCTTGAAATAGTCCCAGGCTACTTTCTTAGCCTGACCATAGAATGGAGCTAGGTAAGCAAACCTACCATCCCCACCTCTGTGGTGTAATGCAGCGTCATGTAGGGAGTTCACAGCAAAGACAGTCTTACCCATTCTTCTGTGAGCGACAACAACACCAAATCTCTTGCGAGTTAATTCATCATGTATCTCGACCTGTACATGGTGAGGTACGTACCCACTAGATATGTCTATTGTCTCAGTCATCGTAGATGGGCTCACCATCCTCATCAATCAATATCTTGCCCTCTACCCTTAGCGGCCTTCTTGTATTAGGGGGTGCAGGGATGCCAGTAGTTACGTTGATAATAACGCCGCCCTCTGGTATGTCATCTTTTGCTACTGGCATTGCGTATTTAAATATCTCTAAAAGAAGCTTACCTGCAGCTAACTTCCCATCTACTTTTTCAATTTCATCAAGATACTCTTGGAATTTAGATGCATTAGTCCTGCAAAAATTTCTCATTAACATCTTTGTATGAGAATCAATTGTATTTGATGAGCCTCTTGGTCTACCCATTGGTGCCTCTTTTTAAGTTAACCCTACCCAAAAGCAGGTTAACACGCCAGAGGAGTAAAATACAGTAAATCTATTTTCTTTTAGACTTACCCTTAACTTTTCTTAAATTAGGGTTTTTACGTTTAGCTGATGCTGAGGCTTTACGAGCACCGCTAGCTAAGATTGCGCCAGCGGCTTTTTGTGAAACCCCCTGCTTACGTGCAATAGATGCTTGCTTTTTCTGAAAGCTACCTTTCTTCTTTCGTGCCATTATATCCTCCTATTGTGTTGCGAATATTGTAGCATATGTAGTTGTTATTGTCTCAGCCCCTGCATTCCTGGTTATCTGGGGTTTGATTTGGCAGCCAACGGTGCAAGCCAATGGGAATGTCTTTGTAACATTATCTGCTGTATCTTTAAGAGAAGCAAGGGCTTCTACAGGATCATCTAGATCTCCAAATCCAGAACCTTCATCTATAACCCACTTATACCTAAAATCCTGCTCTCCTGAAGCGTCTGCTGTGAAATCAAAGGTTATAGCTCCGTCAAATGGTTCATTTCCCGTGTATTCAAAGGTACCATTAACCTCATCTACCAATTTCCAACGCTCTATAGTAGAGCCAGAAACAAGAGCTGACCCCGCAGTACCAAATACCATATCTGTGAATACATTGTTTGTTATGGCACCATTAACTGTTGAGTTATCATTAACAAATGCTGTGGCAGTATATTTACTATCACTAAAGCCAGGGTTAACGAACGCAATAACCCTTTTATCCTTTTGATCTATAGGGGATGTATCCCAACCTCCTGCTTGAGTAGCCCCAAAAGTCCTATTTATCCTAAAGTTATTAG